GTATTAAAGATGATATCGAAATCTTCAGAAGTAAAATCTTTATTATTAAATGTTTTTTCGTGTTCTTTGATAAACCATGTAAGAGATTCTAATGCTTCAATTACTTGTACACCTATATCGTTACAATCCAAAGACAAATCAATGTATTTAAATTTTAAAGCTTCACCACTAATATCTCGCATTTCATCTTGTTGAGTATCTACACCCGAACCATCTTCATAAATATCTTTACGTAAACGATTTAAATGTAATTCGGCTCCCTCTAATTTAAAAGGTATATCTAAATTAGTAAGATCGCCCTCTTCCGTTACATAGGCAACTTTTGTTTGCTTTAAATTAAGCATAAATTCATCTTTATCTGTGCCATCATAACCTTTAACAATACGAATACTATTAGGAACATCATGAATTTGATCACTAATATCACTGGTAATGGAATCATAGTCATCTATTAAAGTTTTGATGTATCTTAATAATGGCAATTCTTCCATGTTATATTTAATACAGACAAAAGGAACACGTCCCCAAGACATAGGATCGGATACATAAATAGGATTTCCAAATTCATCTGTATCAATTAAACCATTTTCATTAGTTTTCTTCTTCTTAATTCGAAAATGACTATCAACAAAACTTTCTTTATCCGGATCAATTCGTATTCCACCAGCTGTTAATTCATAAAACCAAACTCCTTGAGGTGTATAGTATTCAATTTTTTGATGTGGAATTTGATCTCCATTTGGCTTGATTTCCATAATTTCATAAAATCGAATTACTGCATCTAAAACTGTATGGTCTGCATCTGCCCAAAAAGGAATAATTTCATAATCGGGCATTCTTTTAAATAATAAATTTCCATCTTCATCATAATAAACTTGAAACCAATTAATTCCGGAAACAACAGCTTGTCTAACCATATTTTGTAAACGACGAAGAAATTTTTTATTAAAATAACCTTGAAGAATTTGTTCAAACTCTTCATTTTTACATTTGATGGTAAAGGCTTTACTTAAAAGATAGTTAACTTTTTGATTTACTAATTTACGATAAAAAGAATGTCTTAATTTAACATTAGACACAGTATTATCAATAATCTGTAATCCTTCGCGATTAAAATAAAATCTTATTTTATTATCAATCTCGGTTTCATTTTCAAAATACTCTCTTGCTACTTTTCTTTCTTTGAACAAAGCACTATTTTGAAATTGTTGAACAGCTCCAGTTAAAAAATCTTCTTGTGGTTTACCATAGCTACTCATACGACGAATGTTTTCTGCATTAAAGTCATTTGGATCAATTCTCATAAAATCAGGTAATTTTAACATAATAACCTCCTAAAAACTAAATGTTCTGCGATTACATCTTTCAGTTGCATATCTTAGCGCGTCCATTAAATGATTATATTCATCCATAGGTTCATTAATTGGTTTTCCAGTATCTTTATCCTTATCCCATACATAGTTACTAAATTCAACAACGTGATTCATGCAGCGTGGGTGAACATAAATATGATAATCTTGCAATTTTTGAATACCTGCAAGAACGCTACCTTTACCTTTTTTAGCTGGTTTAATACGATTTAGACCTAATAATCTTAATTCGTTAATTGTTCTTGCATCCTCATTATCTGCAATAATAACATCATTCATATACCCCTTATATCTAATATTGTCACGAATTTGTTGATTTGTTAGTTGAGTACGATAAATTTCATCGTAAACAAAAATTTCGTATTTATCCTCGTCAACAAAAATACAACTCATTGCAGTTGGGTCATTCGCATAGCCAAAGTCAAGACCTTTGAAATCTCTATAAATTGGAATACCTTTTTTATTTTTAACATCTCTAAAATATGAGATATCAAAATCAGCTTCTTCCCAATTACTATAGATAAGACCTTCTGCAATACCCCAATCTCCCATTCCTTCGATACTATAACGACGAGGATTAGTACGTTTCATTTCCTCGAATATTTTTATATCATCTTCGCCTAAAAATTCATTGCATTGATAATTTGTTGTTAAAGCTAATATATTTACATTATCGGCTTTATCAAAAAATCTCTTTTTAATCCAAATTTTATCAGACCACGGATTGAATGTAAAAGTATGTTGTTTAAATAATGGATAAGGTATAGCGCCACGAATTGATAAGTCAACCTTATTAAATTCATCTTCATTAGAACATTGAAAAGCTTCTTCCCACCATACCCAGCAAATATATCCATCTTCTACTGTGATAGATGTGATTGATTGTGCGTCGTCCATGCCTCTAAAGAATATCTTTTGTCCGGAAGGTTTATAAGTGATTTCCAAAGGATTAACTGTGCAATGCCATAAATGGTCTACACCTAATCTATTAATAGCCCATTTCAACTGTCTATAAGTAGAATCTCTGTGTGTATTATAGTAACGTCTAACTACCATTGTGTTCGGTTTTAATCCATACCGTTCGTAGAACTTCATCATATTATAGATATACCATAAAGCAGTAGTACAGGATTTTTTACTACCACGACCACCTTTTAAGCACCTATAACGACCTTTAAAGTTCCAAAATTTGGCGTAACCACGACCAACAACTTCTGCTATATTAATCGTAGTCATTTAGTCCTCCAAATCCTCTTCCCCAACGAAAGAAACAGCACTATTAACATTGACGTTATTTTCGTTAAAACCGTGCATAGTATTCAACTCACTAACTGCATCAACAATACCTGTGACTTGAATTTTATTAAGATGATTTTTCTGACGAAGTTTAATCATCTTATTTACAAGACTTTTAATAACCCTCGGGTCTTCTTCTTCCTCAATTTGTTCCTGAAGGAATTGTAATTCTTCTTCAAAGGCTTGATTAACACGTTCCATTTCATTTTGGCAAGTAGCTATAACATAACGAAGTTTTTCAATGGATTCTTCCTTAGACCATTTTATAGACTTTAACTGTTCCTGTTCTCTAGCCTCAATTAATTTTCTAATACGATTTGCGATTGCAGGTTGCTGTGCTTTCGAATAAGCCGATGCGCCAACACTTTTCACTGTATCTAATTTTTCCGGAAAATGTTGTCTAAAAGCATCAACATATCGAACACCCATTGCAATATCCATACAGAACGCTTCTTCTTGCTCTGTTAAAATACCTGCAAGAGATACTAATGCTGCCATAATTAACCTCCTTCTAAATAAAAATAAGGATACCAAAAAGATATCCTTATTCGTATCTTTTATTTAATTGTAGAACAGAAAGTTAAAAATGTCAACTATCTTTTGTTTCTAACAGGTGTGTTCCATTTAAAATGTATAAAAGATATTCACAACTTTTAGAAACGGCCGAATAATCCTCGTCAAATTCATCACTATAACATTTCCATAATGTAAGGTTAGAACCGAAATAAAATATTCCATAATACTTTCCAGTAAACCCATCATAAAGTTTAAACTTTTGTTGAATTTTTATACCAAGCTCAGATAAAACCTTTACTGTTATATTTTTCTGTATAACCAAACACCTTAACCCCCTTTATAACTCCTAATATAAAGGCATTTTCATTTGCCTGTACTTCCTACTCCGCCAACTCTTTCGGGTAGATTATCTACATCTTCTGTATCCACAGTATGATATCTATGAAAAATACCCTGTGCAATACGATCGCCTTTTCTAAAAGTATAAGGAGCATTACCTCTATTAGTAATGTCAATTAAGATTTCTCCTTCATTATCCGGATTATTATAATAATCAGAATCAATAATACCTGTGCCATTAGTTAACTGTAAATTATATTTAATACCTAAACTAGAACGAATATGAATATATAAAACTTCATCATCATTCATTTGACATTTGATACCAGTTTTAAAAAGAATAGATTGTCCTGGATTTAAAGTTACTCCTCCCCATGGAGCAAAAAAATCATAACCAGCTGATTTTTTTGTTTTTCTTTGTGGAATAAAAGCTTCCTTTACTTTTGATACTTTTTCAAAATTACGCATTATCTTCACCTCTACGATAAATTCTATGAATTTGATAAAATTTGAAAGCCCCAATATAATATTCATCACATTTATCAATTTTCACTGCATATATATCTTCAGAATCACTAACTAATTCAGGATTTAAAGCATGAGAAACGACGCCTAAACCAACTCCGGAAACAAGAACTCTATCACCTTGCTCTAAATGATAGCCAAGTATCCATGTTAACCAACGTAAGAAATTCATAATTACATCAGAAAACACAAAAGCCCCTAATGTACTTATAAATGCAACCACACAAAACTCTAACATTACTTATTCAACCCTTTCCATAACAGCATATGTATTCTAAGTAACATAAATAAAATACAGGCTAATAAAATTTCTATGGAAGTTATCCAAAAACCTGCTTGTGATTTAAGAAAGCAAAAAGCGATTGCAACTCCAACAAAACCATTGCATATCATTTCAAACATTTTATTTCCTCCAATTTACGACTAACTTTAACCGTATCTGCATCAGGTTTTAATAATTCTTTAACAGCCTCACAAAGAATTTTATTATTATGCAAGCATGTATCATAGGCTTTTAAGATTGATTCTTTTTCTTTCAAATCATTAGAATATTTAGTTAAATAATCAATATATTGTTTTTGTAATTCAGAAAATTTTTTTGTAGCTATATTCCACATGAAATATAATACCACATTAACAATAATACTACAAAGAATAAGTA